AAGAAGAAAATAAACTAAATATGTTTAAAGAGCATATTATGAATTTTCTAGAGACTAATTATAAGGAAAAGGAACTAGAAGCCAAACTTAAAGATTTAGAAGAGTACTCTGAATATCATTGGCAAGACTACAGAGAAGCCTTAGCTAATAACATTCTTAGACATTTATATCAAGAACAGAAATTAGATTTAATATTTAATGAGGGTTTTTTAGATGCTCTTATTGCTGGTGAAGAATATTACATAGCAGAGATTGTATCAGGAGAACCTGTATTAAGACGTATTAATACTAATTCAGTATTTTGGTTACGTTCAGGATTCTCTAATAAAATAGATGATTCTGATTTAATTGTTATAGATGAGTATTGGTCACCAGGAAGAATTGTAGATACTTATTATGACCAATTAAAATCTAGTGAAATAGACTATCTTCAGACTTCTTTTGCTGAAGGAGGTGGAGACCCGTTTAAAGCTAAAAATACTGAACCACCATTTATACTTGCTGAAAGCAGTGAAGATATAAATGTTATTAATTCTTTAGTAGATATGGCCGCACAAGGTCATACACTAAATTCTTCTATGGATGCCTATGGTAATCTTAGAGTACTTAGAGTATTTTGGAGGTCATTTAGAAAAGTAAAGAATGTAAAATTCTATGACGAATTTGGTGATGAACAATATGAAATTTATCCAGATAGTTATGAACCAGATGAATCTAAAGGTGAATCTGCAACTACTTTATGGATTAATGAATGGTTAGAAGGAACTAAAATTGGTGATGATATTTATGTTAATTTACGTCCTAAACCAATACAATATGGTAAATTAGATAATCCATCTTATTGCCATCCTGGAATAACTGGTAGAACATATTCTATAGCAACTAATCAAACAGTATCACTTATGGATAGGCTTAAAGCTTATCAATATTTATATGATGTAACTTTTGATAGGTTAAATAAGCTTATAGCAAATAATAAAGGTAAAGTTCTTAACATGGACTTTTCTGCAATACCAGAAGAATGGGAACCAGAACAATGGTTCACATATCTTTCTACTATGAATATTGCTGTAAAAGACTCTTTTAGAGAAAGTGCTAAAGGTTCTTCAGTAGGTAAGATAGTAGGTAATTTAGGTAGAGGTGGTGACCATACTTATATAGACTTAGACCAAAGCCAAGGTATTCAAAATTACATTGGTCTATTGGAATTTATTAAACAACAGATGACTGAAATATCTGGTGTTACTGACCAAAGACTTGGACAAATTGAGAATAGGGAGACTATTGGTGGTGTAGAAAGAAGTATTACACAAAGTTCTAATATTACAGAATGGTATTTCTTTCAACATGAAAAGATTAAATTAGAAGCTCTTAGACTATTACTAGATACGGCTAAAATAGCCTATAAAGATAAAAGTAAAAAAGTTCAATATATATTAGATGAACAAAGTATTCAAATGCTTAATATTGATGGGGATGATTTATCATCACATGAATATGGCTTAGTACTTACTACTTCTAGTAAATCTTTGGAATTAGACCAAACTATCCAACAAGGTGCTTATGCTCTTATGCAAAGAGGAGAATTAGAATTATCTACATTGTTAGATGTATTTGCTTCTACTTCACTTTCAGAGAAACGAAAGAAAATTGAAAAGAAAGAAAAAGCTAAGTCAGAAGAAGATGCTCGTAGATTTAATGAAGATTTAGAAGCTAGAACAGCTGCTGAAGAAAAGAGTTATAATCTAGAGATTATGAAACTAGAACTCGAAGATTTAAAGAATCAAAGAGATAATTTAACTAAGCTACAAACATCTATTCCTGAAGATAATTCTTTAGATAGAGAGAAGTTTGAAGCTGATAAAACATACAAAGAAAAAGAGTTTTCTGAGAAAAAAAGACAATTTGATGAGAAATTAAAGGTCGAATATAAGAAATTAGCACAACCAAAAACATCAAAGTAGCTATAGTTTCACCCTAAAAACTTTTGCTTATAGAACAAAAAGTATGTTTTGTATTATAAAATAGTATTAATTTTGCACTAAATTAGAGAAGATGGAAGAAGATTTATTGTTTACAGAAATGGACGAATTTAGAGATAGTGATATTGTCGTCCCTACAGAATTAGAAAAAGAAATAGAAAAATCTCTTGTCGAGGATGAATTTCCAGAGAGCGTAGACGAAGAGAAAAAAGATGTTCTAGACGGAAGTGACCCTACTAAAGACACTTCTTCTCTGCTTTTTTCCTTTGCTTCTACTCTGGTAGAAGAGGGTGTACTTCCGTCCTTAGAACTAAAAGATAATCCAATTGAAACTACTGAAGACCTAGTACAGGCAATACGGAGAGAAATTAAAGCCAATGAGTTTGGTGATTTAACTCCACTACAGAAAGAAGCTGTAGAAGCCTTTAGAAATGGTATTGATGTAGAAAAGTTTGTTAAGAATAAAGAAAGACAGACTACTTTGGATACATTAACTAAGGATGATATAGAAGATGACCTTGAGCTAAGAAAGCAACTTATTAAAGAAGATTTCTTATCAAAAGGATTTTCAGAAGATAAGTCTAATAAATTAGTTCAACGTAGTATTGATTTGGGAGAAGATTTAGAAGATGCTCTAGATGCTTTAGAAGCACAAAAGAAGCTTTCTAAATTAACCTTACAAAAGGAAATTGAACAAAATCGTATTGCTAAGGAATTAGCTGAGAAACAGTATACAGAAGAACTGGAGAAATTAAAAACTACAGTTTATAATGAAACTAACGAAGTTATTCCTGGAATAAAATTTAATAAGAATATTGCAGACCAAGTATATGAATCTATGACAAAGGTTGTAGAAGAAGTCGGTGGTCAACCAATTAATAAGATAATGAAGGACCGTATGAAAGACCCAATTGGTTTTGAATATAAACTACATTATTTATACACAATAACAAAAGGTTTTACAGATTTTAGTAAACTTAGTACAACTGCTAAGACTAATGCTGCTAAAAGCTTTGAAGAAAAACTAAAACTAAATTCATTTAATCCTGCCACACCTAATAGAAGAAGCGAACCATCAGATAATGATTTGGCTGCTTTGGAAAGAATGTTTGGTTAAACCCTTTAATTTAAATTAATATGCAAGTCAATTTTTTACAAATGACCGATGCCAAATCATGGTCAGGGATGACTACCAAAAATCACCTAGGTGCTATTTTTGAGTCACGCCCACAACTGGCATCAAAAATGATAACTCGTATGCTTTCACAGTACTACGGTACATCATTGGACGCTCAATTGAGCCAAATTCCATCACTCACTCTTGACACTGATGACGACTACACATGGAAACTTATTGGTAGTGCTGAACGTAACATTCCTCTTGTAGAGGCTCGTTATCAAGGTAGTACTGTAACTTCTACTGATTATGGCATTGGTGCTAATGGAACTGAGTTCTTGTTGGTATTTGCTGAAAGACTGTTCTCTGACGTTAACGTAATTGTTGGTGAAAAGAACGAAATTTATCCTATACGTGTACTCGATGACCCAAGTCCAGAAGGAACTAATTGGTTGTATCGTGTAGAAATGTGGGGTAATTCTAAAGTAGATGGTATGCCTGGTGAAGAACTAGTAGCAGGTAAGAGGTTCTCTAAAGATTACTCTCCTGTAGAAGATACCCTATCTATTAAAGGTGGTGAAGTTTCTTATACTTCTCCTATATCTTTCCGTAATACCTTTAGTCGTATTCGTATGCAATACACTGCTCCTGGCAATATGAAGGATGCAAAATTTGCTGCTGAATTTACACAACTAGGTCCTAACGGTGAAAAGAAAACTTTTGTAACTTGGATGGAGTATCAAAACTGGGTGTTTGAACATCAGTTTGCTCAAGAGAAAAACCGTCTATTGTGGTATGGCCGTAGTGCTCGCGACAGTAAAGGTAAATTCTCTAGCGTAGGTAAGTCAGGTCACATTATAAGCGCAGGCGCAGGTCTACGTGAACAAATGGAAATCTCTAACACCTTCTTCTATTCTAAATTTACTGCTGATTATATCACCAATATACTTACTGAACTTTCAGAAGGTAAATTGAGTATTGATGAGCGTAAGTTTGTGATTCGTACAGGTGAGCGTGGTGCTATTTTGTTCCACAAAGCAATTGCTGCTGAAGCTAGCGGATGGACACCTCTATTCGACCAAGCTGCTCAGACTAAAGTAAGTAGCCCTCTTCACGAGAATGCTCGTAAGTTTGGTTTCCAATACACTGAGTTCTTGGCCCCCAATGGTATTCACGTAAAAGTTGAGATAGACCCTATCTATTCTGACCCAGTTCGTAATAAAATGATGGCTCCTAACAACGGACATTTCTTCGGAGGTGTTGCAGAAAGCTATCGTATGGATATCCTTGATATGGGTACCGTAGAAGGTGAAGCTAATATACGTAAAGTATATGCTAGCAACGTTCCTGATACTACTGGTTATATTCCTGGATTGCGTCATCCTTTCTCACCTACTGGTGAGCGTGGTATGAACCTAATGGCTACTCCTAAAGATGGTTATGAAGTTCACAAATTTGCTACTTGTTCTGGTTTCATTAAAGATGTATCACGTACAGCTTCTTTGATTCCTTCAATTATGGCAAGCATTTAAATATAAATCAATAGGTGGAGATTAACGTCTCCACCTTATTTTAAAAGAGAGAAGAAAAATGGAAAAAAAGTTTAAATTACCAAAAGGTAAAATTACCGTTAAACCTATTATTAGACCTACATTTTTGATACCTGATGTAAAACATGAGGCATCATTTTTAGTAGCAGGAGCTCGTAAAGAATACGTAGTGCCACTTTTGAAGAATAGTGGAATTCCTGTAAATGTTCTAACTGACGCTGAAAAGGAATTCTTTGAATCTCCAGAAGGTGGACTAGATTTAAAACCAGGTGACCTTTCGGTATATAAAAGAGATAATAATTATTGGGAAAGTTTTAGAATAGCTTTGAATAAAGATGAGCTAACTTTAGATAAATCTAATCCTTTTCAATATTTACAATACAAAGTATTGTTAGTTAATAGTGAAGAAATTGCTTCTTCATTAGAAGAACTAAGACACAAAAAGAAGCCTACTTATAAATATGTACTTGTAGATACTGAAGAAGAGTCTAAAGTAGCATCTAAAGAGGCTGACATTGAAGAACATGCTTGGAGCAATTACGGTGAAATTAAGAATGACAGAAGTAAAATGTTTGACGTTCTTAGAATTTATGGTAAGAAGCCAAGTAAAGACGCAACTGATGATTTCTTAAGAGCTCAAATTAAAACAATGCTTAAAGATAATCCAGCTGAATTTGTTTCTATTACTAATGACCCTAACTTAGAAGTTAAACTCTTGATTGAGAAAGCTATTTCTAAAGGAGCTATTTCTAGAAAAACTAATTCATACTCACTTCCTGGAGGTGATAAAATTGGAACTACTTTATTTGAAGCAGCTGAATGGTTGAGTAAGCCTGAGAATCAGGAAATATATTTGAATATACAAACAAAAGTTGGTGACCTATAATGACTACTCAAGAGTTTAATTTAGAATTTGATTTACTATATAGCAATAATGCTAATGTAGGCCCAGGTTTAGACGATTACGATAAATCTGTATTTCTAACTATAGCTCAAGAAGAGTTGGTTAACAACTATTATTCTCCGAAATCTAATTTTAAAAGAGAGGGTTTTGAAGAGAGTGAGAAACGTAGACGAGATTTGGAAAAGATTGCTATACCAGCTATAGCAACTTCTCCTACTCAAATTTCTTTTGGACTAAGT